TAAACTTGAATTTATCCTCCAAAGGAGGCTGAATTTTCCATTCTGTGAAGAGGAGGTGGCGAAGCTGCTGGGTGGACCCTGGATTGAAGTCGGAGATGAGAGATTGTTTCTGTATTTTGTTTCGTGTCTCTAAGATCGTCTTGAGGAGCTTTTCTTCGGTTTCTGCTCTCAAGTCCTGATTGACAAACATGCCAACGTGGTGCATATCGGCGCATACGCGCTGCACCAAATGGTCTTTTTCGATCAACGAGACCTGATCGGCTTTCTGGACATCTTGCATCAATGGGTGAACACAATTCGCTGTGTTCGAGACATCGAAGGCACAATACTGGTGCAATTCGTGGTCAGACTCGGCCTCCAGGGCGAGCTTCTTGCCAGCCCGACTTGCCTTCCAGGCGTAGGTATCCGTGTACCTCGATGCCACAAAACCCAGGTTGTGCGGCAACTCCGACTCTGCGAGCCGGTGAAGCAACACGGTGTCCAGCGTCGGGTGAACGTCTACGCCGAGCCATTGACGAAGCACCAGTCGATCGTAATAGCCTGCGTTGTGTCCGATCTTCAGCTTCTTCGGATTGGTCGCCCATCTCCGCAGGATCTCTTTGATCCGAAGCATCTCTTGTTCGGGGTAAAAGCCGTAGTCACCCCGAACGGCGGGGTCTGCGTCTTTCGGCCTGATCCCGACCAGATAAACGACCTCGGCGTTCCCGATGCCGATGCACCGTATGTTGCAGCTAAGCGCCGAGATCCCGTCTGTCTCTACGTCGTAGGTGGTGGGTTCCGGCGTCGATAGAAACCGCTCTAATTCATCCGGCGTCGGGTGGTAAATGATCCGGGGCGCCTTCCAGTTCAGGCGATTGGTCATCCATCGGCCCATACGATCGATGTCACGCCAAAGGGTGTCTAACCACCGGGCGTTCTTTCGCACATACAAAGGGTGCATAATGGGAATAACGCGGAGATAATGGTTACCGCTCCCCTTGTCTTTTAGGCGTAGTTGGTTTTTGTTCTCGTCATAGTGCAGATCAGACTCAAGGATCGACCCGCGCACCGCGTTCAGCGAAACAGCGTCGCCCATGACCGTCGCGAGCGAGCCTGGGCCCGCCAGGAGGGCGTACGACTTCGATGCCAATTCCCTCGCCAAGCGCGGGCGGCAACAGTCGTAGGGGCTGGGCGCAAGCGGCTTGAGGTCTTGTGGGAGCACCACCTTTCCCAGCAGCTTGAATTCCTTATTGATCTTCGTATTCTGCTTGCGAATCTCTGCGTTTTTCGAGCGAAGCCGGGCCAACACTCTCGACATATCGTTGTTGGGCGGTTGGCACAGAACAGCGGAGGTGAAGTGGACCGATCCCCGCTGAATTCGCGCTCGGCTTAGCATCGTGTGAAGCAAGCGGCCAGGAGGACCGACGAAGGGGCGCCCTTCCCGTACCTCGGTGTCGTCGGGCGCGTCTCCGACAATGATCAGCGAAGCATCTTCATGGATCTCCGGCATGACCGGCCCTGGCTCTCTCGCCAGCGGGCACTCGTCGCACCTACACCCAAGAGCTTTCGCCGTGTCTTTCATGTATCAGTCCATGTACGCAATAAGGTCTGCGCTGGCCTTTTTGCGCTTCGCGACCGCTTCTTTTTTCTCGTCTGCGTCTACTGCGTCTTTCTCTTCCTGTTTGGCCTCGACGTAGGCAGACACGAGATTGATCAGCTTGTCGTGTTGATAATACAACTCTGCCTTCGACATCAGCATGATGCTTTTGTCGAATTCAACAGGGGATGCGTCTTCCAGCGTCCTGGCGACCTGCTCAAGCAAGACCTCCACCGAGATCCGACTGACATCCCCGCGAGGGAGAGGATCGATCAATGCGATTACCTCTCGTTGCAGGGATGCGAAGTCGTCGAGCACGTACTCCTCGACCAGCACCAGGGAAGGCGGATTGGGCGGAGGCTGTGGCGGCGGCGCAGGTACGCTGGATGCCTCAGTCTTTTTCTGTCTCGGGCGGGGAGGCTTGGGCACAGTGAACCCCGTAGGGTGTGATGGCGATCTCTGCCACGAAACGGTCTACCTCATCGGCCAGGAACCCCCAAGCCAACTCGTACAAGAGCGTGACGCGGAGGATCTTCCCCGTTCTCCCCGAGCAGATGGCATAAGCCCCTGTCGCAGAGCGAGCACCGAAGGCCAATCGAAGACCCAAGGTGTAATCCAAGCGTAGGATCTGGTACGGCTTTTCGAGGAACCGAGATCCGATGTGCCTGAGCACGTTTGGCGAGAATGACACGCGATGCAAGAGGCGGTGATTGTCCGAAGTCAGCCCGTACAACCGCATCCCGTTCGGCTTTGGTTTGAGGCGACAGGAACAGGTGTTTGATGGCAGCTACGTGAAGTGATCTGCGGCGTTCATGTTGTCTCTCCTGGGTAGTTGGTGGGACCAAGGGGAGTCGAACCCCTGTCTCGTAGGTTTAGAGCCTTGGAGAGCTACCGAGTCTGATCCCATGCGGGGTGCGGAGAGTGTATTCGATGCTGTCGCTGATCTTGTGTCTAATGCCTGAAACAAGAGGGGCCAATCCCATTGATCTGAGATTGGCCCCCATCTTCACCAAGCTGACCAAAGCGGGCCGACCGAAGCTGGTTGATCCCGCTTGCCCGTACTATCGGGGGCCGAGCAACGCAGCGAGATCCATGGAGCCGCCGCCGGCCGGCGCGGGGGCGATCACGGAAGGGACCACGCTCGGGGCCGGTACGCCGCCGCCAGCGAACAGGCCCGCGAGGCCGGCAGGGGCGGCAACGGTGGGCGCAGAGCCGGTCGGGATCGAAGCGGTGAAGGCCGGCGAGGCGGCGGGCACCGAAGCGGCGCTGGCGGCCGGGGCGGCGTTGCCAGACGCGGCGCCGCTGGCCTGGGCGCGGGTCTGCGGGGGCGCCTCACCCTTTGCGAGCGCGGCGGCGATTGCCTCCGCCTTCTGCTTGTACGCGGCGACGGTGATGAACTCGCAGTTGGGGCTCTGGTTGAGATCCTGATTGCCGTCCGTCCACTCGATGTAGGCGGCGCGGCCGACGAAGGAGGCGGCGGCGGCGGCTTCCGGCATCTGGCCGATCCCCTTGAGTTGGTCGGGGGTCACGCCGATCGACTGGAAGGCGCGAATCCAGACCCACTGAACCTTGTCATCGGGGCCGCTGGAGCAGCCGATCCAGATGGTACGGATGGGGTTGCCGAACTTGGCGTCGTTGATCTGGACCTTGAACTCGATCTGCGGCTTGCCGTTCTTGGTCGCAGTCTCCTTGGTCTCCTTGACGGTGACCGGGTACACGCCGCTGGGCAGCTTGACTGCGGTGCCATCACCAACGCTGCTGGGGTCCAATTTGCTGAAATCGAGCATGTCGTGTCCTCACTTTCACGAAGAGGCCGCCGAGACGATCTCGGTGGCTGGGTGCTCCCGCTGGTCGGCGGGAAGATCAGATAAACTTTTGAGCGCGAGCCTGCTTGTAGCGGCGAAGAAGCGCCCGATCCCAGGCATCTCTCACCGCCCAAGTAGCGAAATTGGGGGCGATCTTACTCTCCAGCAATTTGCTGTAGAACTCTGCGACGGTCGCGGTATCCTCTGCGGGCGTTGCCGCAACCAGCTTGGTGGCCAGCGTCTCTACGAATTCTTCCTGCCAGGGCACGCTGGGGTGGCGACTGAGTACGTACCCACCCGCTCGCAGGATCTCTCCGAGATTCATCGGAGCGGTGTCGGGGGTGTTGTTGTCGCGGTCTTTCGTCACCCACTCCGAATTGTTCTGATCAAGGCGATACACCCCCGGCCAGGGGCGCCGCAGCGGGTCTTTGCCCGTACGGAGCACGAGATCGCACATGGCGGGCAGCTTCTCCGGCAGATCGCCGGTCAGGGCGGGGCCGCCGCGCTGCTTCGTACCATCTTCTTTCGTCTTGGGAGGCTTCTCCAGGCAGGTCACCACGACATGCAGGCCGCAGTCTCTCGCGGTGTTGCGAAACGTCGTGACTGCCTTCCGAAGCTCACCGAACAGCTTGAAACCGGTGAACTTCTTTTCCAGCATTGACAGAGTATCTTCCGCCAGGAAGTCGAATTCATCAACCACGATGGCGTCGTACTTGCCGTGCTTGGCGATCTGCGGGATGTCCTTCACCACGGCGTCGATCGTCGAGTGTGCGATCAGCGCCGGTTGGTAGCCGCACACGCTGACAATGGACTTGGTTCCGCCTCTTTTCGCATAGTAGACTGCATTGGGAAATGCGTAGCCCACATCTACGGTCTTTCCGAAGCCGGAAGCGCCATAGATGCAGACAAAGGCCGGTTCTTGCGCCATTGTCTTACTCTCGGTGTGTGTCGCGTTGCTTTGGTCGTCGGTACTCTACCCTGGGGGTTGCCGATCGTCAAGGCGACTGGGTGGAAGATTTCGCACACTGACGACATGAAATTTTTGGGTGCGGCTCACTGTCCGAATAAACCGGGCGATAGGCGTTGAGGGCGTGACCGCAATCTGCACGAAGCCCATAGCCACAAAGACCCAGGTGCTCCTCGTCCTCCTCGACATAGTCCGGCACAAAGACCCCGCTGTTTTCGATCAGCCTCATCTGTTCTTTCAGCATCCTCCGTGCCTCTCGGTACTCCATCGGGCCGTCTAATTGCATCCACAAATTTGAGTTGAGGTGACAGGTAGGGTCTTTCTCAGACAGAATCTCAAGCCGGGTGACGAGAAAACCCACGTTTGGCTTGAGTTCAGCGAGGGCCATGACGTACCAAGTCGGTTTACTGTTCATTTTGTACCCTTTGGGGATTTGGGTAGACGCAGAAATTGGCTCAG